CCATCGTATAGACAATATTTAGAGTTTGGAATACTGCCTGAATCGATGTGTGATTATACCATGGGGTCCTCTGACTTACACCCATAATATTATCATCCCCATAAGTCATCAAAGCAACATTAGACTTAAACGACTTACATTCTTTCTCCGGATTATTAACATAATAACAATATCGAAGCAAAAGGCTATTACAAAGACTATTCAATATAGTTGTCAAAGATTGCCCTGAAGGATTGATACCAAAAAATTCTATTAAATCGCCGTTATGTTCAACAAAAGCGTACACAACATCATATTTGATACCTTCTAACATAGTAATCTGTTCTTCACAACACCCTGCATCTATATGCAAGCGTATCAATAAATTGAAAGCTTCCAAAAGAAGTTCAGGCATTAAACTAATATCATAATCTTTGAAATCACCAGCCACAATCTGATTTACACCATGTTGTGTGAGATACTTATAAAAATAATCCCACTCACATGATTGTGCCTCAGTTCCCGGAGCAGCTTCGAATATATATTTCTTCCGCTGTATCAATCGAATAGCTGATAAGAGATTTTTGCGCATAATCAAAGTGAAATCCAAAGATCCACCATTGAAAACACGCGTATTATTCTCTTTAATCTTACTGAATTTACGAGCTTCATCCTTAAGTGAGCCAGTGAATATAGGAGAATATCTCTGTCTATTCATATAGCATTCTTCAATTTTATCTACTCGTTCTTTAACAGAGTCGTCGACTTTAACAGCGTCCGGATTATGTTCCAACTCCATTTCATCAGGAGAAAGGAGATACCTCTTCGACTTGGACCAAGGGTAACCTGCACTTGTCTTACGATTAATACCATCTACAAATCGCACACCGGGTGCTCCATTTATAGCTGTATACAAATCGTATACTTGTAGTTCTTTAAAATCTTGCTTGGTTAAACCTGAAATCCATCCACCATACATAGCATCAGCACAATTGCGTAAAATATCACAATCGATAAAACCCTTTTCTCGAACGGCCTCAGAAAGGTGTCGGTACCAAGGTTCCCAACCACGCATAATGGGTTTTCCATGTTTTAGAGAGTATCCACGTTTTTCCATAGCATCACATATTACTGTTTTGCAAACTGTGGACTTCGGTGTGGGTTTAAAACCACTAAATGATCCATAAATTGCTGCCGTACCATTTTCTATATATCTGGCAGGACTTTTCTTATGAAGTTCCACTAGTTCCCCGCGATTCGCGGATGTGTCTATATTTGGTTTATTAGGCACGAAATCTCTCTCATCAAAGACCTTATCATGCGTTACTATTAATGACACTATTTTTCCTCGGGGGGAACCCATAATATGAATGCCACCAATCACTGGACCCATATTAGTTTCTAACACCAAGATGGAACCACAATCACCGTCTATCGTAACTTGATCAGCTAATCCAGCAAAGCACGCATGCATTTTACCAAATATCTCAAAATTTTGCACTGACACACCTGACACTTTACGTGTCAGTATGCTGCCAGTACTATCTCGAGAAATTAGTAAACCATCACCCTTAAAAGATGTTGCTTCTCTCCTCACGAATAAATCGGTGATATCACGCCTAGGTGGTAAACGGTGCATAGTAAAAATACAAATTTCACCCATGCGAGATATCTGTGATTGTTTCAGTGTAAATTTGCAATTAACACTAATACCAACGGTCTTCTTTGAAAAGAATTCACATTCAACTGTATCTCCAGTCGGTATAGTATGACTTGTAGTCAAATAGCGCTGTCCTCCCAAGGAAACTACATTACTAATTAACCACTTAATTGCTCCTGGTTCTTTACACCTCATATAATGGATTGACTGAGATAATTTTTCAACCAAATCAGTTTTATTTAATTGTTTCCAGGATATAGATTGTCTTCCCAAATCCATATGAGACACCTCGAAGTTGTCATTATACCAGACACTCTCACGCTCATTGCCTGTCGGTCTAGTCTCATGAGATTGGGTTCCACCTTGTGGATTTAAATCATCCACACTATGGGTCATTTTATAAGCAACAATCAAACTTATACAAGCCACGGCTGCAGCACACAATGATGTAGCGAATGTCGACAAAGAAAAGAATCTTATTCGAACACATCTAGCTAGTAAGCGTATGCGCTCTCGTGAGGTGTAATCATAACAATCGTTAATCTTTTCACCCACGTACGAGCAGACCACATTAGCTTTCCTAACTATCTTTCTAGCCCGAATTTTAACATCCTTAAACAAAAAGTAAAAGAACATTTTAATCAGACCAGTAATACATCTCATCAACATCCTACTAGATCGTTCAATGAGAAATTGTGTAACAGCTTCGCCAAATACGGCACCGACGTACATCGCTCCCCAGACTACAAATGCACGGAACATGAAGAAAAAAGTTTCCATCATGACACCATTCTGTACTTTCAAGGGATCTGACACTATAGGTTTATAAACCTCATCGCTGCCGCAGTTACACATCCCTGTTGGGATGCTACACTTAACACAAATGCTTGTGGCTCTTAAAACTACACTTGTGTCTACGATCTTATCTTGTTTTTCATTATGTTCAACTATAAGTCCATGTAACCACTTCAAAAATGGTATCATCGTCATAGTTTCTTTCTTCACTAATGTATAAGAACGTAAAAATGGATTGTGTTCTTTATTTCTTTCCTCAAGATCACCAAGAACTGTATCGTATATATCAATATTCCATATATCTAAGTATTGACCCACAACATTAGCAGGTACTTTATTCGAATCAAGCATGTGTGAATTTTCAACACAGTACTCAGGTTTAATAGACAATCGAATATGATATGGAGTTCTTCTAGCGGCTGCACTAGGAACAGCATAATAGTGATGCAAGTGCATCTTAGGAGAATTTGTCGTTACAACTACAAGCTCACCTTGAAAAGGTGCATTCCCTTTTTCTTCTAAAGATGCTTTATCAGGACAATATGGCGCATTATTTATAATTTGGATTAACTCGGAAAGAGTAGGATCCATATCTTTAGTAACG